AGAAGATAAGAAGTGTGCTAGGTTAGAAGAAAGAAAGAAAGAAAAAAGAAAATGATACATGAATTTAGAGATCCTATTCCTGTAGTAATAGAGGATAATAAAGATGGCTATGCTATCTATGTGAGGGACTCTGGTACATGGGAAAATGATATATGGTGTGTAGTGCACTGTGATTCTGGTTGTATAAGGCATTATAGGTCTGACCAGATTAAGATGTATGCTAATGCCACTTTTAATATAACTAAAAATGATAAAAAATTTTAACATACCAATAACCAAAAGGATACAAATATTCCAGGTTTGGTTAGCTTCACTAAACTGGACTCTAGGAGTTAATCAGTTAACAGAAGCTGAATTGGAGATCTTCTCATACTTGCTATATTACAATGATCAGTACAAGTCCATTCAAGACCATAACCTTAGGATGGACTTACTGTTCTCTACAACTATCAAGAAAAAGATTAAAGATGAGTTTAATATTCCTACAGCTAAGTTTGAAACATACTTAAATAAATTGCGTAAAAAAGGAGTATTAGAAAAGAATTCTATTGTTCCTAGATTTATTATCTATCCTGAGGATAAGCTTCAAGTTTCATTTACATGTGGTTTAACAGCTACTGTTCAGAGACCAGTAGTAGTTCCTGAGCCACCTGTAGTAGAGGAGCCTATAGTACAGGAAGAAGTAAGAGAGGAATTTATAGGAGAATATAATGATGAGCCCTATGAAGAACCAATTGATGAGCTGGATGAGCCAGATAGTGATGATATTGAGCATCATGATTTTAGGGATCCGTTTGATAAATATTTTAGTAATAATGGTCAACCACCTATGGAGTCATGGATGTAATACTAGAAAGAATACTGGAGGAGAAAGCCAAGGAACTGGAGATAACTAAAGGACAGGCAGTTGAGATATACAAGTCTGTTTTTAGTTTTATTAGAGATACTACATCTAAAACTAGCACTGATGACCCATCTTCTTTTAAGTCTGTGTATATAAAAGACTTAGGAGTATTCTACCCTAAACTAATTGTAGCAGAAAAGATAGAAGAAGCTAAAAGGTTAAAAAGAGAGAAAGATGAAGATATTTGATATGGCAGATAATAAAGTAGTGTTTGACTCTGCTTTATTAATGGTACCTGAATTTAAAAAGCTTTGGGATGAAGATAAAAGTAAAACCAAAGATGTAGCATTTAAGCAGTTTGCTTATATCTATTTTATATGTGATTCAGCTAGCCCATATGCTAACTTTCCAGATGAAAAGAAAAAACAAGCTGTAGCTAAGGATATGTTTAAGGGTGAGGTAAAAGAATCTCCAAACTTACATGCAGCTATGCAGAAGTTTAAAGAGTTAGCTGAAACTCCTACACAAAGACTGTTAACAAGTGTTAAAAAGAAAATAGATCAGATAGCTACATATTTAGATACAACTGTTTATGATGATGATAACTCTAGTAGTCAGTTAAAGTCTATAGAAAGTACATCTAAACTAGTATCTCAGCTAGCTATACTAGAAGATGCTGTAAATAAAGAAAAATCTACAGCAAATACTAAGAGATCAGGGGAAAAGAGAACAAGAAAGTATGAAGATTAGTGTTGCACCTGCATATTTCCAAGAAGCTGCTAACTTCTTTAGGGAACATGGTACATATACCAAGTATCCTTTAGGAACTTATCAGTTTGATGAGTTTTGGGACATGGAAACTAAGAGGTGTATGGAGGGAATGACCTATGGTAACCTACATATTCCTGGAACATACTATTTTTACTTGAATTATACGCAGATTGAGAGGACTAATCCTAGAAATGGTAGGAAACAAAGGGATTTTCCCATGTTTACTGACGTGGATTTGGAGTATTTTCAGCATTTAGAGAAAGCAAGGAAGGAACAGAAGGGTGTAGTGCTAGTAAAACCACGAAGGATTGGATTTTCTTACAAGTCTGCAGCTATTATAGCCTATGAGTTTACATTTTTTAGGGATTCCAAGTGTATCATAGGAGCTTATCAGTCTGTATTGTCTGAAAATACCATGAGGATGTCACTAGACAACCTTAATTTTCTAGATCTAAACACAGAATGGGGTAAAGAAAGGAACCCTAACACTAAAGAGTTTGTTAAAGCAAGGTATAAGAAGACTGTAGAAGGGGTAACTGCATGGGCAGGCTTTATGTCTGAGATACATTGCTATACTTTTAAGGATAATCCATTTGCTGCCATTGGTAAATCAGCTAACTTGTTCTTATTTGAAGAGGGTGGTAAGTGGCCAGGACTCTTACAGTCTTATAATATCTCTGAACCTTGTTGGAAAGATGGGGATGACTTGATTGGAGTACCTATTATACAGGGTACAGGAGGAGATATGGAAGGTGGAACACAGGAATTTGCTGAGATGTTCTTTCATCCTGAGAAATACAACTGTTTGTCTTTCCCTAATATATGGGATGAAGATTCTAAGGGTACAAGTTGTGGATGGTTTATCCCAGCTACAAGGATGAGGATGGGTAAATATAAGGATGAGTTTGGAGAACACTCTGATTGGAAGAATAAAGAGATGATTGATGAGTTTGGTAATTCTTTAGAAGATGTAGCTAAGCAATCTATCCTAGATCAGAGAAGAAGAGCTGACCAAGGTTCAGATCCTCAGGCTAAGATAGACTCAGTTACTCAGTATCCACTTACTCCTAAAGAAGCTTTCTTGCAAAGCCATTCTTTTTATTTTCCTATAGTAGAATTAAAAGCAACTTTAGCTAAGATGGATGACTCTATAGAATTATCCAAACATAGTGTAGGTAGATTAATATTTGAGGAAGGGGAACTTAAGTGGAAAGATGTACAGGATGGTCAACCATTCAGAGAATACCCAGTACAGTCTGCTTCAGAAGGGATGATAGAAATCTATGAGGTTCCTAGAAAGGATGACTCAGAGATGAACATTGGTAGATACATAGCAGGAGTTGACCCTTATAGATATGACAATGCTTCTACAGACTCTGTAGGATGTATATTAATATTTGATAGATTGGCAAGACGCATAGTAGCAGAATATACAGGTAGACCAGAATCTACTGATGTATTTTATGAAACCTGTCGTAAGTTAATTTTATACTATGGAGCTTCAGGTATGTATGAAGCCAACGTGACAGGACTATATTCTTACTTTGACAAAAAGAAAGCTTTACATTTATTAGCTGATACTCCTAACAACCTGAGAGACAGGAACACATGGAGACCTAACACTAATACTTCTAAAGGTATTATTGTATCTAAGCCTGTGAAAGACAGAGGGTTAGAGTATATTAAGCAGTGGTTAAATGAGCCTGAGTCAGAAGAGTCAGAACATAAGATGCTAGAAAAGATAAGGTCTGTAGGGTTACTTAAGGAGCTAGTATCCTGGAATCCAAACCCTAGATCTAACTTTGATAGGATATCAGCTTTAATTATGGTTATGTGGTATGATGTAACTTTACAAGAATATAATCGTATTAGCATAGATGATACCCCTCAGAAGAAGAAAACTTCTTCATATTTTGATAGATACAAAATGAAGAGGGATAATCAAGACATTTGGATGAAACACTTTAATAATATAATTACTGAATAATGTTTTCAAAATTATTTGCACCTCCTAGCCAATTAGTAGCAGACAGTATCAAGAAAACCAAGAAATGGCAGAATGATACTATTGATGCTTTTGAAGCTTTGGTTCTATTTGAAAATAGACAAATTAAAACCTCTTACTATAATAAGATAACCAACTACAATCTTAAGAGAGGTATCCTAAACATGAATGACATGGAAAGAGTAGTAGACCCATATGGATTGGGTTTAGGAACTTTCCCTGCTAAGATGGAACACAAGGGTATTGGTAATGCTAAGATTGATCTTCTTGTGGGAGAACACATGAAGAGGAAGTTTGACTTTAGAGTAATGAGATCTAGCTCAGATCAACAAGGAATTAGAGAAGTAGAAGAAAGTAAACTTGACAAGATTAAGGAATTCTTTTTACAAGAGATTCAAAATCCTGAGTATGATCAAGCTAAGGCAGAAAGAAAAATGCAAGAGTTAAATGAATATGTTAACTCATCATTTTTTGATGTAGCAGAAAGAGGAGCTAATAAACTTCTTAAGTATTTGTATAAATATCATAATGTAAAAGATATG